TCGCACGGAAAACACCCCACCCGCATCGTGATAGTTGACGAATTTACCCGCACCCAGCGCCTCGCTGGCGACGGCCTGGGTGGTGTCGGCGCCGATGCCGAGCGGCAGCACGCTCTCATCGAGCCGGCCGGTTGCATCGAGGGCAACGATGTTGCCGGCGTTGCCAACGCCAGCAGACACAACGGTGGCGAAAATCTGACGGGTACGGCCCGCGACGCGGGCGAGGAAACCTTGAGCCATGGTGTTTACTCCAATTCGAGTGGGTCTTGCAGGTTGAGTAGCAGCCGGCCGCTGGCCACCGCCGCGCCAATCAGCACGTCGTAGCCATCAGTCGGTGGGTTTTGAGTGAGCGCACCGGTAGCGCCGAGCCACACACGGCCGGGCTGCCAGCTCCAGCCGTTGTCGTCGACAGCACCCAAGCGTTGCACGTTGACGGGCTGGCCCTGATCGGCAGCCGTGAGCGTCACGCCCAGCAGCAGGTCGATGTGCTCGGCGTCGCGGTAGTCGAGGGCGAATACCTGGCCGTTGAGTTCGTACACCGCCCGCAGGGCGCTGAGCGTTTCGCCGGCAAGTCGTTGCACGGCAGCACCACCAGCAGGCCCAGGCTCGCCCGGGCGCCCGGCTGGCCCCTGTTCACCTACCGTGGTGGCGTGTACCTCGGGCTGCTGCAGGCTCACCAGGTATTCGCGCTCGACTTCGCCCGTTTCCAGATCGGGGATTTCCAGCACGGCCAGGTAGGCTTCAGCATCCATGGCGGCATTCCTGCTGCTGGCCGCCCTGGTAGTAGCGGGTCACGGTACCGTCGCTGAAGGTCACGTCCAGCGTGTACTGCCACTCGCCCGTCAGTAGCTCGGTCTGGGCGGGCGTCAACACTCGGTTGATGGTGCCCGGCGCTGGGCTGGCCAATCCGTTGCCGAGCGTCAGCGTCAGCAGCTCCTGCCCTGCGCGGGTAAAGCGCATCACCACCGTGGCGCCGGTCAAATCAATCGGCAGCTTGTACACCAGTTCGCCGCCGCGCGGCTGCAGGCCGGCACCGGACAGCGCGTTAATCTCCAGCGTGCTGGCATCAATCCGTTTCGCGCGCCAGGGCAGCGCCGCGCGCGGGTCGCGATTGAGGTCGGGCATGCCCGTTACGCCGCGAACCCACACCGGCCAGTCGCCGGCCAGCTCGTGATCGACAGCGAGCCGCACGCCACTCTCGCCTGGCGTGATGGCGGTGATGGGCAGGTATACGAACTCCGGCTGCATCAGCCGCACGGTGTCGCGGTATGTAGTGCCCGGGGTGATGGGCAAATCAAGGCAGGCTGGCTGCATGGCTATCTCCAGGCACAAAAAAGCCCGCGCGGGGCGGGGGCTCACGCCGCGAGGGGGTGACACCCCGCATATTGCTGAACGGCCGGTATTCATAGCACGGATGCATCAGCCGTAGGGTGTCGCGCAGGGTCGAGCCCTGCACGATGTGCAGATCGTGTTTGGCGGGTTGCATGAGGTTGCTCCGGGCAAAAGAAAGCCCGCGCGGAGCGGACTTGGCAGTCAACAATGGCGTCACACCGGCAGGGAGCCGAAGTGCATCGGGATGATTTCAGCCAGCCAGCCGCCTTCGTTTTGGGTCCGTTGTATCTTGAGCAGCGCGGGGCCGCTGGTTTCGGTGCGCCAGGCGCCGTCCTCGTACGTCAGGGGTTGGCTGGCATAGAGCTCGCTGAAGTTGGCCTGCTCGAACACGAGGACGGTAGCCTGAGTCAGCAAGACCTGGCGCTCACCTGGCCAAACCACGTATTCGGCCGAGACGATATCCGCAAACTCCACCAGGGAGGCTATCTGCAATCGAACCCAGTAGGCCGGATACCCGTTCTCGGCGGCGGCCCCCACCTGGTAGAACTGTGCATTGAGGTTGTCGATGTAGTGCGATCCCACCGCGGCATCAGTGATAACCCCGTTGGGGTCGCCCTCGCCGGTGTAGATGTGTTGGGTCGTGGCCATGTCAGGCTCCTATGGTCAGTGTGTTGCCGGCGGCATCAGTCAGGGTATTGCCGCTCGCATCGGTCAGTGCGCCATCCGGCGCCGTCCCGCCCTCCAGCGCAGCCAGCCGCGCGAAGAGGTCGGTCAGCAGCCCGGCTGTCAGCGCGCAATAAATCTGGCTGCCCACCGGCCAGGCCTGATCATCCGTGCCCTCTAGCCCGCGCGACAGTGTTGCCATCCCGCTCGCGACGACCGCCTGCACGATCTCCCAGCGCGTCGAGGCGTTCGGCGACTCGGCCAGCGTCAGCCTATAAATGCCATTTGGCAAATCCAAGGCAAGCGACGTCGCGCCGGCCGCCAGGGAAACATCCCGGCTCCAGTTGTTAACGAAGTTCATGGTTATCCTCTATACCCAGCTGTACAGCCGGGCACGTTCGTTCCTGGCGAGCTGGCCAGTGACTGGGTTGTAACTGCCGCGCATATACATAGATAGCGGGGTGTGGAAGAAACCACGATAGAACTGCTGGCCTGGTATCTCGCCGCGGTAGTGCGTCTCAGCGACGGACCAGGTGCTGCCAATCACGCCGGCCGGACCAAGGCATGGGCCCAGTACGATCTGAACGGGCATGGAATCGCTGCCTGCCGGATAGTCATAGGGCTCCTGCGTGTAGGCCAGGCAACCGAGTTGATTGCTATAGGGCAACAGCCAGATCATCCGGATATCTTGCTCGCGCAGACGATTTCCCCCGCCCTTAGAGTAAATGTAGGCCACGACGGTATTGACCCCGTGCAGGCCAGGCGGAAAGCAGGTGAACGGGCCGCCAAACGCTGCCGTCGCAGTAAACGGCCCGGAGTCAGTCACGTCATCCTGTTGGCCGGAAACCTGAACCGTCCGCACGACTTGAAGCTGCGGCCCGCTCTGGATTTCCTCAAGAATTTCAGCCAATCGGAGTTCATCGACGACTGTGTTGCCGCTGACCAGCCGTAGCTCCGTTACCCTGGTTCTCGTCTGGTACTCGATGGCCTGAGCGCCGTTTGTCTCAATCCAGCGCCGCAGCGTACATTCCTGCATGCGATCGAAACGAGCTGTCCGCACAGCCTCGCCGTCATACCACGCGGTGACTAGGCCGCGCACCTGTGTCCAGCGATCGAGATAGTCGCGGATGATCCCGTTCGGCTCGTCGCGCTGCTCGCGAAGCGGCCTGCCAAGTGCCGTTGCCCGATCCTCTAGCGTGCGAATCGTGATGGCCTGAGCTGGGTTGGCTACTGCGTCGGGCCCAATCTCAATCTCGACAAGGCCTGCATAGAAAGTCGGCCAGCCATAATTGATGGTGCCTGGCGTGCGCTCATAAACCGAGTTGTATGACGGCGCCGCGATGCTAGACCGCACAACCACGCCAAACAGCATCTTGTTCTGCCGAAAATCCAGCAGATCAAGCCGGCTCGACCCAGGGAAGGCATCGTTGACTAGATAGAACTGCGGATTGGTAGACGAAGCCGCCTGCAGCGCATAAAAGCTTGGCTGGCCCGCCCCCTGCCCAAGGCTGTCGAGCGTTACCGGGATACTTACTGCGTGCTCTGCCGTGCCAATCCGCATGGCCACGGCAAGCGTCAATCCATCAAGCGTCAGGCGAACAAACCACGGTGTTTCATAGCCAGGCATGACCAGCGGAATCCCGAAAAGGTTTGCGCTGCCATCGTTCAGCCGATCACGCAGCCCACCACCCCACGTGAGCAGCGTCCCTTGCGGGTTGAAGTCTCGCAGGATGGATTTACCCCACCATGCGCCACCCAGCGCTTCGATTGCATCGGATTGGATGTCGGCCTTGCCTGCGTCGTACAGGTAAGTGAACGAGCCGCCATAGTCACAGTTGAAGGTCCGCCCATTGGGCAGCTCAACCACCGGCTGGGCGACATTGACGTCCCTGCGAATGCGGCCGTGCCATGGCCAGCCATACGCGACGACTTCGTCAAGGCCGGACGGAAGATCGATCATGCAAAGTCCTGCTTAGGTCGTGCGATGTGCAGCACAACGGGATTGCCGTCTGCGTCAGTAAATCGCCAGGTGCGGATCGGGCGAACCTCCCAAACCCGCAACCCATCCGTCGAGGTCATTATCTGGTTCGGCCAGAACTCGCGGTCAGGGATGGCCACACCGGCCTCCTGGACAGTTTGCTCGGTCAAAGGGCTGGCGATGCCTGCCGTCCCGGCGCTGGCCGGCGCCTTGTATACGCCACGCCCTCGCGAGGCAGGCAGCGCACCTACAGGATCGATGCGAGGAAGTGGCTTGGCCTGCCGCGGCGGCTGAACCAGGGACTGGATGTCGTCGGCCACGCTCTTACCCGTCCGGCTTGCCTCCATCGCGGCACCACTTCCGCGGCGGCTCGCTTCCATGGCCGCACCAGAGGCGCGGCGCCGTTCCTCATTGGTCATGGTCATAGCTCCAGCAGATCGTTGGGGATGCCGACGCGGTAGAGCGTGTCGCTGGAAAGCTGCCGCTCATCGCGGTCCTCGGCCGGTATTTCGTCGGTCACGACATCGATCCGCCGCGGGTACATCTCGGCGCCCGGCGCGGTGGTTGAGTAGTTGCCGGCGAAGCCGTCCAGCTCCTCGTCATAGGGCGGCGAGGTAAGGCGCCCGCCCAGCTGCGTGGGCAGGTTGTTGGCATAGCCGTTCTCGCCGTCATCGCCACCGCCCGCGCCGCCCGCCCCCAGCCGAGGCGGTAGCGTCAGCGGGTCGCTCACACCACCGCCGCGCATCACGGCGATGCTGATGGTGGTGATCGCCTGGCCGGCGCCGAGGTCGAACGTATCCACGATGCGCCGGCACTTGCCCAGGGCATGCGCACCCTGATCGGCCAGTTCCAGCGTGTGGATCAGATCGATACCCAGCGCCAGGCTGGAGGGCACCTGCCAGAGCAGCGTCGTTTCCCGGTGGGCGGCGATGATCTCCGTCTGCCCGGTGCGCAACGCGACCGTCAGCGCGGCATCGCGGCGTGGCCCGTTGTCGAGGTCGCTTGACCCGCTGTTGCCGCCGAGGATGGGCTCGTCCGTCCACTCTTCGGCACGGTCATCCTCGATGTCGACGGTGTAGCCGGCACGCTGGACGATGCGCGACTGCTCGCCCTCGCCTGCCGATGTGGCCAAGGTAAGACGATAGGTCTCGGTCACGGTCTGCACCCAGCGCCGTGCGCCGATCCAGCTCACGCCGAGCAGCAAGCCCTCCTCGTTGTTGATCCAGGGGCTGCCGTCCAGGCAGGGGTCCGCCATGGTCGGCGGCAGATCGTAGTAGACCGGGCTCAGCAGGGTTTCGCCGTTGCTGGATGCGGCGTCGGCGATCATTTCCTTGTTGGGCAGCTCGTGACTGTTGCGCCGCCAGTTGCAGAACCCACCGATGCCGGTCGAGCCGTCCGTTTCGGGCGAGACCCAGCTGTAGTTCTTGTTGCGCTGCCAGAGCCGGCTGTAGCGGTAGCTGAACTCGATCTCGATACGGTTGGTGGTGCGATCGAGGTCGGCCTGCTGCAGCTCGACGGATTGGTACAGGGTGGTGCCCGGGCCGAACACGAAGTGTGGCGACGTGGCGTACCAGCTGGTGACACGAAGTTGGCCAGTGGGCGAGCAGTCGAGGCTGGCCGTGCGAGTGCCCAGCCGCTCCAGGGCATAGTCCCAATGGCTACGACCCTCGACGGGCTCGAACACGTCCGCCGACCAGTAGCCGCCGACCAGCGTATCGATAGCCGCAATCGTCATGCCCTCGACCCGCTGCTGCAGTTGGTCGGAGCATTCGCAGGTTAGGATGCGATTGACCGGGTTCCAGTCAGCACGGCTGACCTGCCCGGTGAACTTGCGCGCCTCGGTCGTTTCGCCCTGGCTCGTGCTGATGTAGTCGATCGATACCGCCCGGCCTTTCCAGTCTGGCGGCACTACGGCGACGCCAGGCGCGATGAACAGATCGAAGCCAGCGATGCCGGCCGCACCCTCTTCCCGGTCAACGGTGACCGATCCGGTGAGCATCGGCGTGAGGTTGAGCCCGCCCACCATCAGCCGCAACGTCCAGACGAACGACTGCCCGCGGACGATGTACTCCGGCTCTACAGCGGCGCCAGTCACGCCATTCAGCGGCACGGCGTTGAGTGGCGAGGCGTTGAGCATTTAGGTTTCTTCCCAGGTGATGGACCAGCTATGGCTGGCGGATCCTGAATCCTGCGTTTCTGACGGCCGCTTGGCCTTCAC